ACAACGGTTCCGAAGACGGCTTTGGTTGACCGAGGTATCTGTATTGAGCCAAGCGCAAACATCTTTTTACAAAAAGGTGCAGGCGGTATTATACGACAGCGTTTAAAACGCGCTGGAGTTGATATTAGACATGCTCAGTATTGGCACCAGACGATGGCACGCGAAGGATCCCTCACGGGTGAACTTGCGACCATTGATCTCTCTTCTGCTAGCGACACAGTCAGCCTTCGATTGGTAGAATTTCTCCTACCGGTTGAATGGTTCCAACTTCTATGTATGCTTCGTTCACCGTTCACACTAGTGAATAGGAAATGGGTATACCTCCAGAAGTTCTCCTCTATGGGGAACGGGTTTACATTTGAACTCGAAACTTTAATCTTCGCCGCCCTTGCAAACGCTTGTGGCGCTGGTGATTTTGGCGTAGACTACAGTGTATTCGGTGACGATATTATCGTCCCAACCCGAATGGCACGAGACCTGATAGCACTATTACGGTATTGTGGCTTCGAAGAAAATCCTAAAAAGACGTTCTTAGAAGGCTATTTCCGTGAGTCGTGTGGTGGTGACTTCTTCAAAGGAAAGCCTGTAAGGGCTCACAATGTCGAAAATCCACCGGAAGGTCCCGAGGATTGGATCAGTTTGGCTAATGGGTTGTATCGGCAGGGTCTTAACGATCCTGTCGGCATGGACCCTAGTGGTGTCTTGCACAGGGCCTGGCGGCTCGTGCTCGATCAGCTCCCAAACGAAATCCGTCGGTTGCGAGGTCCTCCTGCGCTAGGGGATCTCGCCATACATGATGATGATGAAGAACAGTGGCGTTACAAGTGGGACAGAGGGCCTGATAACTCAGGCCCGTATCGGTACTTCCAAGTTTGGAAGCCGATACCCGAAATCCTTCCTTGGCATCACTGGAACAGTCGAACCATGTATGCAGCAGCACTTTATGGTGTTCCGTCTGAGGGCGTAAGCTCTCGTGGACGGTTAAGCTATAAAGTGGGACGTGTGATATTATCGTGAGATAAATCACCGCTGTTTTCTGCGCTTCGCTCTTGTGAAGCTAATGCAGATGGACCCTTGATAAAAGGGATAGGGGACCAATTGGTCTCTAAAAGAGGTG